TGACCATCAGCTGGACCCCGACGAGGAAAAGATGCTGGCCCGGCAGTTGGAACGGTACGAGGGCCGGACCATGACCGACAAGGACGCGGCCAACATGACCAAGGTGCTGATGACCGTGGCCGAGCGGGCCGCAGCCATGCTGCCCGGGGACAATGGCCTGGGCGAGAAAAACAGCCCGCCGATGGTGGAGATCGGGGCGGAAAGAGACGCCGACGAGAGCAACGAGGTGATTTTGGATGGCACTGCGAATGCGTAACGGTCGGCCGGTGATCTGGAGCCCACAGCCGCGGCAGCTGGCCTTTATGGCTAGAACCGAGGATGAAGCACTGTATGGCGGGGCCGCAGGCGGCGGCAAGAGTGACGCGCTGGTGATCGAGGCACTCCGGCAGGTAAACATCCCGCATTACCGGGCACTGATCCTGCGCAAGACCTACCCGCAACTCTCTGAGCTCATTGACAAGACCATGCGGTACTACAAACCTGTTTTCCCGAAAGCGCGGTACAACGGCAGCGCTCACTGCTGGACGTTCCCCAGCGGGGCAAAAATCTATTTTGGCAGTTTGCACCACGCACAGGACAAATACAACTACCAGGGCAAAGCCTTTGATTTTATCGGGGTGGATGAGCTGACCCATTTTACCTGGGACGAATACAGCTATGTGATGAGCCGCAACCGCCCCAACGGCCCGGGCACCCGGGTGTACATGCGGGCTACAGCAAACCCCGGAGGGGTGGGCCACGGCTGGGTCAAGGCGCGGTTCATCAGCCCGGCCCCACCGGGAACCCGAATGGTGCAGCTGGTGAACGTGAAGACCCCGGACGGGAAAGAGATCACCCGGCGGCGCACCCGAATTTTTATTCCGTCAACGGTGTTTGATAACCCGGCGCTGATGGAAAACGACCCGGGATACATCGGGACGCTGGCCAGCCTGCCGGAAGCGGAAAGGCAGGCGCTGCTATACGGCAATTGGGACAGCTTTAGTGGGCAGGTGTTCACCGAATGGCGGAACGACCCGGCCCACTACGACGACCAGCGGTGGACCCATGTGATCCGGCCATTCCGGATCCCGGCCCACTGGAAGATATGGCGCGGATACGACTTTGGATATTCCCGGCCATTTTCCGTTGGCTGGTATGCCGCCGACGAAGAGGGGCGGCTGTACCGGATCAAGGAGCTCTACGGCTGCACGGGCACACCCAACGAGGGCCTGCGCATTGACCCGGTGGAGCAGGCCCGGCGGATCCGGGAAGCGGAACAGAACGACCCGATGCTGAAAGGACGGGTGATCCTGGGGGTGGCCGACCCGGCCATTTTCAACGAGAGCCAGGGCGAAAGCATCGCCATGATGCAGGAGAAAAGCCCCAACTTTTTGCACTGGATGCCCGGCGACCACACCCGGCTGGCAGGCAAGATGCAGTTCCATTACCGCTTTGCGTTTGGGGAGGACGGGCGGCCGATGTTCCAGGTGTTTGACACCTGCAAGCATTTCATCCGGACCATCCCGAACCTGGTATACAGCGAGAGCAATGTGGAAGACATTGACACCACTCAGGAAGACCACATTTACGACGAGTGCCGCTATGTGCTGATGGAGAATCCCCTCAGCCCACGGAAGACGGCAAAGCCGGAGCCGCTGCGGGACGACCCGCTGGACCAGAGCCCGGCGAAGTTTATGAGAGTTTAACCTCTCAGTCACGCTGTGCGTGCCAGCTCCCCTAATAGGGGAGCCCTTGGCAGGCCGGGCAACGGCACAGACCGCTTGGGCGCTAACAGCCGTAGGAGCGTAGGCTCTGCGACAGAGGGCAGGAGGGTTGAAATTGGAATTTGAAGACGTTTTGACGACAGAGCGGCAGGCCATTGGCACCGAGGAGGTGGCCAAGGCGCAGCAGCTTTTGGAGAAATACAAGGCGGGAAAGGCGGCGCTGGATCAGCGGATCATTGAGAATGAACAGTGGTTCCGGATGCAGCACTGGCGCAGCTACAAGAACAACATGATGGAGGGCAAGCCGAAGCCCGCTTCCGGCTGGCTGTTCAACTCCATTGCGAACAAACACGCCGACGCCATGGACAACTACCCGGAGCCCAACATCCTGCCCCGGGCCCAGGACGACGAGGAGACGGCCAAGGTGCTCTCCAAAATCATCCCGGTTTTGCTGGAACAGGCGGACTATGAGGAGGTCTACAGTGACACCTGGTGGCGCAAGCTCAAGCAGGGCACCGGTGTCAAGGGGGTCTTTTGGGACCCGGCGCTGCGGGGCGGCGTGGGGGACATTGCCATCAAGAGCATGGACCTTTTGATGTTGTACTGGGAGCCGGGCGT